AGGAGAGCATTCTCAGCTCTCCTGATAGGTGTTTCTTCTCTCAACCTCTTCTTTTATTATTTCTAAGAATTGCACCAGTTCTTTTGTTTGGTATTTCTGGAAGACATCTGTTTTATCATCCCTACAAAACAGATAGTCTAAGGTGCATTTGAAGAAATCACAATATATCACGGCTGTTTCCACGGTAATTGCCCTTTTCCCATTCTCCTGAAAACTAATGGAAGAACCCTTGACTCCTGTTGCATCCGCGAGCTGAGCAACACTTAAACCTTGTCCTTCCCTGAGCTGCTTCAACCTATTCTTTACCAATTCAGCCATGACGAAATATCTCCTTTACTAAAAGTGATTATATACTAACACAGAATAAGTGGATATTCAATCACAAAAAAAGCAGCCCTTGCTGCCCCTAAGGGCAGTAGGTACTGCGTCGCTATATAATTTTAAAAAGGAGAATAAATTATATAAATGAAAAATAAGAAAATTTGCTTTTTGCTGTCAATCTCTATGTCTGTATTAATTGTACTATACTATTAACTAAAAGTCAATACTTATATACTATTAAGAAAAGACATCCAGCATCACTTAAGATACCAGATGTCTTTGAGGTAGAATTTTTGCATTTAGGGTAATTACATTATACATTCTTTTTTCTTCTTTTCTTTATTTTTCACAGTCTTTTCAGACTTCTATTGAATATCCCCAGTCATCCTCATATACAATCGCCTCGGATTCAGGAAGCCAAACAAAATTTTTTATCAACGTCATTTTTAATCTGTTTTCTTCCAGAAGCTCTGCTTTTGTTCCCTTGAAGAGAATTCCGTCATTGTTATTGTAGATTTCAACGGGAGTATCATCTTCAGCTTTTACAATCACGTCTTCAACCGTGTAATAACCTTTAGTTTTTATTTTTATGAATTTATCAAGGTCATCATTTACAATCCTTATAGTCAAGGCTCCCTGTTCTGCTGACCTTGTGTCTTCTGCTTCAACATCCGAGTACTTGTCGATGAAATACTCGAATCTATCGATTGGAACAAGCAGTTCAAATCCATCTTTTGAATTTACCACTATTCTTGTTGCCCAGTGTGGTATATATAAATCTTTAATCTTGATTAGTCATTTTCTCCTTTCTTAAACGTTACAGGAAACCTGTAATCGGTTTCAGTATTCTTAGGTATTTCTATATAATTTATTCCAATAATTTCAAGGTCTTTAATATATCTTTGGCCTTCATTCCAATCCCATTCATAAACTACTACGGGAACATATTCATCAAGTCTAGGATTGTCTTCCCATCTGTCATAACCGTCAAGTTCAACATACAAGGTTTCGGTATCATAATCATGAAAGTCTTCATAATATGATTGCTTAAATCTTACGATTACACCTTCATGGCGTAGATATGTCCAAAAGTACTGGATAAAGTCCCCGACAACATCGTATGCATCTGGTTTAAATGATTCAGGTACTATTATTAAATCATCGTAATAAAATCTATTTATGTCTTCTCGTTGCTTCAAGTCTAGCTCAACTTTCTCAAATTTGTATTCAGTCATCTTTCTCGGCCTCCTTAACACATTCTGTTTGTTAATTTTAGATATCTTTTATATCTTTTATTTTTTGGAAGCTCCCTTGCTTTATCAATTGCCTTGTAAGCTTCGTCTTCATCATAAAATTTGCCGTTTTCATCTGTTTTACTTTTAAGGTAGCTTATAAAATCATTAGCTGCCTGTTCATCTGTTGTTGAGCCCCACCAATTGTAGCCCTCACCGCCAGCATCATTTCTTATCCATTTCATTACATCGTATATATAAAGTTCTCCATCACCATCTGGATGTAACGTTCTTCTTTTTACTTTTAAAATCTCCATCCTAAGTCCTCCTTATTTCTTATTATTTCTAATTTATCGATATCAACAAAAGCGTTTTTACGGTCCAACATGGCCTTGTATTTAACATACATTTCATTACTTTTGCTGAAAGCATTCTGTTTTAATAAATCCAGCGAAGCCAGACCTGCGACAACTGCCTGTGTTTTATGGCTGTTTAGTATGACTATCAGCTGAGGATATTCTATTGTTCTATTTATTACTGGGAAATTCGGAAAGCAGCTTGTCTTGATTCCAACCGCGAAGCCTGCCTTCTCCAAGTCTGGTTTATCATAGTCTTTTGAAAATCCGACTGAGTAATCCATGAAATCAATGTGTAGTGCATCCTGAACTGCCATTTCTCCGAGCAATCCCGTCATCCATCGCTCGACCTCTTTTTCATGGTCTTGTTTATGATGGATTTCTTTTAATTTCTGAGCTACTATTTGATTTGCCAGCGAAGCCGCGAAGCTCAGTTCCGAGGGGGTGAAGGAGACCCTGCAACTGCAGGGAACCCTCTCAATCACTTGCTGCATTAATTCTTTACTGATTCATTACACCTCCTCGACAACCGCGTTTTCCATAATCTTACTGAGCATTGATTCCTTTTCTCTTGTTATAACGAGTTCATCCCAGAAAGCCTTGGGAAGTTGGATGTAGTCATCAGCCATATCTTCCAGCCACTCCAACCTCTCCAAAACCTTCATGTGTTCTTTTCTCATGTTTTCGTAAGCGTCTTTATACATTTTCATTTCCTTTGTTCTCCTTTCTTTATTATGGGAAGAATGGGTCAGGAGCAGCACTTTCGTTTTTAGCTTTCTGCATTTCCTCGGCTGCAACCTTTTCCATACTTCTTTGAATTCCAGTTAAGATGTAGTTGCTGTTGGAATCACCGTTTGGTGTAAAGTGTGACCAGTTCTTAGCGATGGTTCCTTTAAAATTATTGTCAGCATATACTTCCCAATTGTTTTTGTCGTGCTCACAATATCCGATGTGGAACAGCTTATCATGTCTTTTCTGGTAGATAGCTCCAATCATTCCTGTACTCAGGCAGAGATAACATCCACCGTAAATGTATCTGAAGTCTGGATGATTGTTTATCCTTTCAGCGTTTGTGCCTTTGTCATCATCAAAGAACTTTTCCTGAGAGCTTGTTTCTTCAACCTGAGGTTCCTCTTCCTCGGATTCAAGAATTGAAATCTTTTCTCCGCTCCTCATGACATCTTTAAAGGCATCTGCCAGCTCTTCTGCGTTATAAACGCTTTCTTGAACTTTTTCTTTGATGTATTTGTTTGTTTCTCTGACGATTTCCTGAGCCCTTTCTTTTTCCTCAACCGTGTACTTGATATCTGGTGCTAACCAGAAGATGTACTTGATGATTGATGTTGTAGCCTCTGCTTTTATCGCACTGATGAGTGTCAGATTGTTATAAGCTTTCCTGCAAGCGAAACCGCGTGCATCCTTCATAATATTTTTTGCTTCATTTCTTAATTTTGTATTCATAATAAATTCTCCTTTCAATATATGAATTATTTTCTATATTTAAATTATATACTATTAACAGAAAGTGGATGAACGTTTCACATTTTAGCCACATTTACTTTTAAGAGAAAAAACCTGTAAAAACTATTAAAACCGCGATAATAGCGAAGATTTTAAAAGCCTCTGAAAAGTGGCTCTTAAAATAAAAAAAAGGAGGACTCAGTCCTCCTCAATTTCATCATCACAAAGTTCAAATGGGGTATCAAGATTTAGCAGGGCATCTGTAACTCCGATGCAGCCATTACTAATCTTTTTCATGAAATCCATGATGTGAGCTGGTTCTGTGATGTATGCCTGAAGCAGATAACCGCTCTGGTCAGCAAGGCGAATCTTGATTTTAATTTCATTTGCATCACCTGCTCGGACCCAGTCAAACATCAAACCCTTTAACCATGCTGTGAACGCATAGTCTAAATTCTTAAATTCTTTTCCTACGTATAATTCTCTCATAATTTAAATCTCCTTTACTTTTAATCTGGTTAGTCGCATTTGGGAACTGTAGGCACATCATTGACACCATCGAGGATATCGGGGGTGTATCCATCAGGGATGTCATTTACGCCTTCAAGAATATCTGCCTCGTAAACCTCAAGGTCAACTTCTGGCCTGTGGTATTCAGGAGAATACAGTGCCTCTCCAATGCAACCGAGTAACGCTAGTACTAATAGAATAATAAATACTTTCTTCATGTGTTAATTCCTCACTTTCTTTAATCTGTACTTAATGGTAATTGATTTAACTTACATACTAAGTATATCACTATTAACGGAAAGTATATAAAAGTTCACATTTGAGACACATTTAAGGAAACAGGCAAAAATACAAAAAACTCGGTAAAAGCGTACATTTAAGAAAGGTGTAAAAACAGTCTCTTAGAAAATCCTTCGGAAAATAAGAGAAAATAAGAGATAAACCTGTACGGACGTAAGAAAAGGATGCACGGACAAATTGTGGTGTTTTTGAAACCGCGTAAAGAAAAAACACACAACAAATAGTACGAAAAAAATTAAAAAACATACTATGTATAGCGTGTTTAGTTAAAAACAATCACAGAATTAATTTTAAACTGCTGCAAGGACTAATTGTCTTTGACAGCAAATAAAAAACAATTACTGACAGGAAGGATGGAACCTTCAGCTTATAAATAGAAAGTCTGATTTCTGTGTCAGCCGAAACTTTTAATTGGTCCGTTCGGTTCCTGGGTCTCCCTTATGTTGTCCTGGCTAATCGGTTCTTTTAGTTTGTTTCAGACTAACAGTATTCTTTTTTGATTAATTTTTAATGGAAAATCCGATTTTTACTAGATGAATATGTAAAGAATAAGAGCAATTTTTTTGAGATTGTTTTATTTTTTCGCTTCTTTCGCTTTTTTTGTACACATGCCAAAGTTCCGTTTTGTCCTATGTACGGTTCCGTTTTGTCCTATGAACGAATTTTCGCACATTGAGTATATAAATATCTCTTAAGAGTGTGCATCTGTTGACTTTTAAAACCCTATGTTTTATAATTATAATTACTTAGACAAAAGGGAACCACAGAACAGAAAGGAAGACAATTATTTAGAAAGGAGATTTCAGTATGGAATATATTAAGAAATCGGACTTTTCTCACTTTCTACAGACGTGCACTGGCGGAAAAACCAAGCAAAGATGGCTTGACCTTTTAAGGCAAAAAACAGAAGCAGCTGTCTTTCTATATATGGTACTAGATATGGACAAGACCAATAAATTCATTGGCACAGGAACCGAAATAGCATCAGAGTTGAAGATGAGAAAGCAAAACGTCCTTGAAGCAATTAAAGCTCTTAATGCTCAAGGATACATTAGAACAGATTATGACAAAATAACAAAAAAAACAATTCACTGGATTGACCCCTCTTTAGTATGGAGGTCGACTCCGAATGATAGGAAAGTATGCGGTTTCATTGACGAACCTAAAAAAAGACCAATTTATAGCTTTAACAATTTCGTTCAAAGCTGCTTTACCAGAAATGTAAAAGCGAAATACTTAGAATGTTTGATTGAGAATCCAATGGCTTATATATTGTTCCAGTTTATTAATATAACGATGGACTACAATAGAAACCTTGAAGTAAGCAGGAAAGATATCGCGGATGCATTAAATGTTTCCGAGAAAACAATCAGCAGATGTCTAAGCTATCTGGTAAATAATGATTTCATCTATGCTTTCAAAAGGGGTAAGGCTCTCGGATTTACCGTAGACGAATACCTATCATCAAGAACAAACAATCCTACAGACAATAAATCAGGTATCATACTTGGCGTTGAAAGGAGGAATTTGCAATGAATAATTCATATCAAATGATTTACGACTGGATAAAGGCAAACATGTGGAAAGATGGCCTGAGCACAACAGCCGAGGCTATCAAAAAGAACACTGGAGTTAGTCTTGGAACTGTGTATGGAGCCGTGAAGTATTTTAAAGATAATGGTTTAATCCGAGTAGAAAATCACGCTGGAAATCTTTTGTTCCTGAATGATATTACTAATTGCGAATTCATCCAGACAGAAAATAAAAGATTTTACATACTACATGTAAGAGTAATTGCCGATAACATCAAATGGATTGAAAAAACAAACATGAAAAAATCTGAAATAGATTTACTTGAAGAAGGAGTATAAAACTCCTTCTTTTTTTATACTCAAAACATCCACTAAGAGCGTATAACTATTAACACAAAGTATTGACAATGATATCTTAAAGTAGTATAATGTTAATAGAAAGTAGATGAATTTAGTCTTTAAGACATCAACACTCCCATAGGAAATCACCTTTCATTTAGAGATACTCCTTTCTCGGTCTTGTGTTTTCTTTCATTCTATCTATGGGAGTGAAGATGTCTTTTTTATAAGTAAGTGTAACCAAAGTTAAGAATCTACTTTTAAAGAGGAGGATTTAGTACCATGTGTACCAGAACCAAAGCAGAAGACATCATTGTTGAATCTTCGATTATGTATTACAGCGTACTCGGAGTCCTGAACCGCCGATTTTCTCGAACAGCGTCTAAACGCTTTTTATCAGCCGACATGTTGGCCTCGCTTAGTGAGGATTTAGTCGGTTGGTGCCAAGAGAATATCGACGACAGGAAAAACTTCAACAAGATGAAAGATAAGTTCATGTGGTCAGTCATTGAAGACTATTCACAGCTTATCGGGGATTGAGCCTACAGGCTCTTCCCAATGCAGCCATCACAAAAGAAGAAAAAATAATGGGTAAAAAATTCCTCTTTGTAATGGGTAGTGATGACGGTGGTAAGCCCGTGTAAATGCAGAACCAGAAGAGACGAGGACCTGAAGAAAGGAGGCTTTAATCAGCTTTACTATCTCAGGAAACCCCAAACCAAAAAAGAATAACATGCAAATGGTACGCAAAGGCAACAGAACAATCATAATTCCTTCTCAGTCATACTTAGACTACAAAAAGGTAGTCATGCCTCAGCTGAGAGCCATTAAAAAGAAGCAGAAGATAAAAACGATTACTGACGCATGCAACATTAAGATGGTTTTCTATCGAGGCGACAAAAGAAGATGTGACTTGTCAAATTTACAAGAAGCTCTGCTTGACCTTCTTGTGGATGCAGAAATCATTGAAGATGACAACTACAACATTGTCTCCTTCATGGATGGTTCAACTGTCTACTATGACAAGGAGAACCCTCGCACCGAGGTTGAAATTACAATTTTATAAGAGAGGACGAACGCGAAAAATGATTAAAAAAATATGCCTCGGTTGCGGAAAGCTATTCGAGGCGAAACACAACAGATTTAAATACTGTTCCAGAGAATGTGCTTATAAGAATCACTTAAAGCAAATGAATGAGCGTAATAAACAAAGATATAAAGAAGAGAAAGAATATCGTGACCGAGTGATTGCTTATGACAAACAATGGAAACAGAGAAAGAAGGAAGAGAAGAAATGAACGAAGAGTTAACATGTCCTGTCTGTGGCTCAACTTTTATCAGGCTTAGATACAATAAAAGGTTCTGTTCAGAAAAATGTTGTCAGATTGATTATCAGCGAAAACACAAGGATTATTACAATGCTAAATCTAGAAAGGTTGACGCAGTAATCAGAGCAGAAAACACTAAATTGCAAGCAAAAAAAGAAACAGTAAAAGAATTGATAGAGCAGGATTATTTACAAGGACTAAGTGAAGAAGAGATTGCTGCTAAGTATGATGTTACGGTCGGAATCGTCCTTGATGTTTGTCAGGCACTATGGGAACTACAACAAGCACGTAAATTCTGGGACAGTAAAAACAATCTTTACGGCAAGTCAATTCACCAGATGCTGCAAGGCGATGAGAAAGTAACAGTCATAGCAGAAAAATTTTCAATTCAGCCTTCAGTAATAAGAAAAGTGGCTAAAGAAAATGATTTTAAAATCAAGAGTGATTACTATTACTCAACACTAAAACAATAATAACCTAATGTTAATGGAATAACGCGGTTTCAGAGATACATCTGCGAATTTAATGGAAAGTGACTTTTGACAATGAATGATTTCGGGGATAATCATTTATAGCTTCATCTGCCAATCTATGAAGCAAAACACTATACTACGCAAAATGTAAATCAACTTAAAAGAAATATTTTTACTTCAGTACGAGCTCCTCCTAAGCTTATTAGAAAACGGTTTAACACAATACGTGAGATTGGAAGTAGGTGTATCTCTGAAACCGCGTTATTTCCCCTTGTAGACGTTTGAACACTCAAGGTAAGTATTTATACCTTTAGCGTTATAAAATCGTTCCTAGAGGCTCCTAGAGGCCTTAGAACACGAAAGGAGGATAAGTATTAATCAGCAGAGACCAAATACAGCATCTCTTATATTCTTATCCCGACACTCAGGCCCGAATAGAAAAGAGCCGAAGCAGGATAAAAGAGTATAACGACATTATAAAAACGATAGAAGAATCATTTGCATCCCCAGCAAGTCCAGTTCTTTCGGATATGCCCAAAGGAACTCCCAACTTTGAAGATAAGATTCTAAAACTCATAGAACGCAAAGATAAAGAGATTTCAAAACTAAACAGGCTTATTCAGTCAGAACAAAAAAACATTGCTCGGATGCTTGAAACATACAATAAGATTTCTTACGTATTAGAAACCTTAACAGATAGAGAAAGAGAATTAGTAGAACAATACTATTTCGAGAAGCAAAGAAGAATTGATGTCTGCTCCGACATGGAAATCGGCTTATCTACATTCAAGCGTATCCATGCAGCAGCTTTAGAAAAATTGAAAGAAGAATTAGAAAAGGAGAATTAGAATGGAAGGCATTATTTATGAATACATTAATGGAGAAAGAAACGCTATTTTTCATGTCAAGTATAACGATGTTGTGATTACACCTACAACTCAACTTGTTGCTGCCTGTTCTTATCTTGATGTTGCCTATCCTAAAAAACGTAATTTACGAGGTAAAGAATTGTTTATTGAAATCAATAACATGGATGGAACAACAAAAGAACGCAGCTTAAAATTTTATACCGATAAATTAGATTTAATAGAACAAAGGAGGCTTAATCATGGGATTGCTAGTTTACGAAACAGAACTCAATATAGATAAAACCAAAACAAACCTTATTGAAGCCTATGATAGAGCTTCAAAATTAGAATTAGATGATGACGGTAAGCAAGCTATGAGAGCATTCTTCGATGCTGCCAAGGCATTGCTTGAACTTTACGAAGAGTTAGAAAGGAGACAACCATGACTTTGAAAGAATACATCCAAAAGGAAATGAACAACAACAGCGAATTCGTTGATAATTTTGAAACCGAGAAATCGAAGGATTACTACGGCGGTAAATATGACGCCCTGAAGGAATTGCTTGAATTACTGAATAACAGTGAATTTGTTGATGTAATTGCTGTTGATATTCCTGAAACCGAGACGTTTAGCTCGGACTTCATGTATGATACAAGCTACATATTCAACAATCCGAACGATATAGGTTTCTAACATTGTTTAGAGGAGAAATTATGAGATTACAAACATTTGGAATTGAATTATCACTTGAGATGGATTGCTGGCCTGAATTGGTTGTTCCTGAACAGGTGGAATGTGAGCTTACTGATGAAGAGAATTTTGAAAATATTCCTCATCTCTGGTTTATTTATCATGACACCGAGAAATTATCCCTACAAGATATTGTATGGTTTTTAGATAATCAATTTAGCGAGCGAATCAACATTTATGCTGACGGCTACTTATGGAAGAGAGCAAAGGTTCTCGGATATAAGAAATACAGAAAGGACCATCCTTTCTTGTCAGTCGAAATACAAACAATAGAAGGTTTTTAAATAATAAGAAGACGGAGAAGCAGTAATGTTGCCTCTCCGTCAATTTTTTATATAAAAATCCAACTACTCGGACTCTTACAATCCCTATCCTTCCTCTAAACCACATCCTCGTTGGACTTTTACACTATGTAATACCAGTCGCTATTGTATCCCACAGCTGCCAGTACTGAGTCTTTATCCAGCTTGTCAGGATGCCTAATTTGTATATGCAGCCTGTCTTCAGGAATTTCTTCAATTATGGTGAATTGACCACCTGAAGGCTGCCATGTGAAGCAGTGGCGATTATCTCTCTTGTCGTATCCTTCCAGATTACCCCGTCTGTTCCATTCGAAGAAGTACATGTCGGGGTCATATCTGATTGTCTCGGTTTCAAATATCAGATACTCTGAGAAATCCTTACTCTTGACAAGAACGACGGTGCGTGCAAACTTAAAATATTGACGAATACCGCTTACACGCTCATTCCAGATTTCCAGAATCATCCTGCCCATTTCGTCAGGGTCAGTATCATTTGTCTGTGCTTCTCCATAACTGAAGACAGGACTATTTCTTCCAGAAATCAATCGTACTGCTTGCTGCCTTGCTATATTGCTTGTTCCGTACACGGTTTTAGCAGACCAGCAGCAATTATCCAGCTGCACATCATCCAACCCTACATTGGATGGTTTCCATTCGGCATTAATACAATTGGCAAAGATTTGCTCCCACTCGTCACCCTCTAAGCTCATGGTTGACTTAGTAGCCAGCATATAGACGATTTCCTGAGCGAATGTTTCTATAAAATCCCTAGGAAATCGATTGAGAGGATATGGGGGCACTGCCTTGTTTACCGTTCTGAGTCTCGGGCCACTCATAACGACACCTCCATATAAGCATATATAGAGATATCATAGCACAGAAGCACTCAAAATGCCAGGGGCAAAAACCGCTCGATAACATACCCTACCATATCTACAGGAATTGCATTGCCTGCCTGCTTCCTTGCCTGCTGGTCAGAAACAACTATTTTAAAGCTGTCAGGGAACCCCTGCAAGCGAAGCATCTCCCTTGGCATCAGTCTACGCTCGCCATCAACAAGCAGGTAATTATAAGAAGCACCAGCACGGAGAGCACAAGAATAAGGATAGCTGCTTATATTGCCTGATTTATTCTCATGCCACACAGCAGGCTTGTACTTGCTGGTGTGCATTGCCTTCCTCTTAGCTACAATCTCCTCGGATGCATAGTAATTCTTCGGAACGTCCTTCTCTAAAATATCACTAAGAGTTTTATGATTTTCAATCTTAAATTCCCAGTCCATCTTAAACGGCTTTTTACTGCCTAAAATAAGGACTCTTTCTCTTTTCTGAGGTAATCCAAAATCCAGTGCATTCAAAACCTTATAATCTACATGATATCCTAAGTCATCCCTAAGAACGTTCAAGATAACCTGTATTGTATGGCCTCCATCATGGCCTGCAAGATTTTTTACATTCTCCAAGACGAATGCCTGAGGCTGCTTTTCTTTTAAAATTCTGGCAATATCGAAAAACAACGTACCCCTTGTTTTATCTTGGAATCCTTCCATGAGTCCGCATATACTAAACGCCTGACACGGAAACCCTGCAAAGAGTAAATCAAAATCAGGGATGGTTTTCTCATCTACCTTGGTTATATCTCCAACAGGTACCTCTCCGAAATTGGCTGCATAGGCTTTCTGAGCGTATTTATCGATATCGCTACTAAATACACACTCTCCTTCAATCCCTAATCTTGAAAAAGCTTGTGCAGACGCGTACCTGAAACCGCCAATACCACAGAACAGGTCTATATAGCGTAATGGTCTCGGATACACACACTCTTCCTGAACATTATCATTGATAAAGAGTTTATCAACCGAGACGTTTAATGCATTTGATATAGCAAGGGCAATTTCAACAGATGGATTTACAGATTGATTTTCGATGGAAGATAGATATTTACGAGAGATACCTGATGCTTTAGCTAGGGCTTCTTGTGTGAAACCGCGTTCCTTCCGAATCTCCTTGACGCGATTCATGGCGGAACCCTCCTTTTTGTGAACTATAGTGCACGGACTATTATAAACCGCTAACGGTGATTTGTAAATAAGCAATTGGGCCACTTTGGGCCGCTAACGGTATATTAGCGTTATATAATGATAGTGTCGATTGATGCCTATAGGCAGTCAGTCGATTTTTTATATCATTTTTCGAGGTCCACGTCTTCTTATTATTTTCTAACTCTTCTTTCGAAATGGAGAGCAGCGACGAAGCTCCTGCTCTTCATTTCTTTTTATTAATTAGAAAGTAAGGAGGTGACTGCTATGGCAAACGAGAAAAATTTAATCCCACTTGACCAGCGAACAACGAGTGAACGAAGAGAAATAGCTCGAAAAGGTGGTCAAGCTTCAGGCAAAAAAAGAAAAGAACAGAAACTATTAAAAGACACACTGTTAGAACTACTAACACTGCCAGCAACGAAGAGTACACCAAAGGATATTTCCGACGCGGCTGCCCTCTCAGAACTGAAATCTGGACTAACAGTACAAGAAGAGATAGCAGTTGCATTGGTAAAGAAGGCGAAGAATGGCGACCTCAGAGCAATTGAATTGTTAAGAGATACGATTGGTCAGAAGCCAGTAGACAAACAGATTACACAAACAATTCAGACAGACCCATTAGATGATGAATCCGAGGAAGTATTGCAGGCTATGAAGGAGCAGCTCCTATGCAAGCAGAAGAAAGAGCTCTCCAAAGAATAAACTGTGCTTTAGCCAGAAAGAACTTCTGGGAATTCTGCAAATTGATTGACCCTAAGTTCTACAGAGACGACAGACCGCATTTGAAGGAATTATGCGGTGTCTTGCAAAACTTCATATATAACTCGGATAAAGAGTTTTTAGTCATCAATGAACCACCAAGACATGGAAAATCTTATACGGTACAGAATTTCACTGCTTGGATGTTTCAAGACATTAATGAAAAGATAATGACAGGCTCATACAATGAGAAACTAAGTACAAAATTTAGTAAGAGCGTCAGAAACCGCATAATGGAAGAAAAAGCAGATGAACATATTATTGTTTATTCCGATATCTTCCCTCATGTCAGAGTTAAACGCGGTGACGCGGCTGCTAATCTTTGGTCATTAGAAGGAGCCTATGACTCCTACTTAGCAACAACACCATCTGGTACATCCACTGGTTTTGGTGCTTCTTTAATTATTGTCGATGACTTAATCAAGGATGCAAAGGAAGCATATAACGCCAATGTTCTGGAAGAACACTGGTCATGGTTTACTAACACAATCCTTTCTCGTTTAGAGCAAGGCGGCAAAATAATTATTATAGCTACACGTTGGAATTCGTTA